CTTTGAGCACCCTGAGGGTATGGGGTTTGTACCTCCCCACCTTAGGTATCAGCCTGCTTTCTTATCAATGGTAGCAGATCAACCACAAACCAACTGATCTCGGAAGAAAAGTTCAAGAGCTGGTATCTCGATACTACGAGTCTGTTCAGAGATGGATGATATGGCAGCCTCTATTTCTTTGATCTTTAAGGCATCTACATTATACCGTTGACCCAAATAGTAGACATAACTGTCATAATCATTTGCCGTTTTTGTCCAATTACGCCCATAGTCTGAATAGTAGTTCACATCTACATATGAACCTTGTTTTCCCAGTTCCATCATTTTCCTCGCCAAAACACCAAATATGGGTAAATCAGCAGCCCAGGCATTTAGGGAACAACCTTTTGAATATCTAAGCTGTTTGGCTACTTCTAAGCCATTCCTCTCCCTAAATTTAGTAGAGTAACATATAGTCTGTAAAACTCTGGAAGGTATTCTAGTCATCCTTAATCCATCTTTTGTCCAAAAGAAATGACATGAAAGGAAGCTAACTTCCGTAATATCTCCAAAGGTCACTCTTTTACAGATCTGCCCGAGTCCGTGTTCTTTAGGCGCTTTATCTTTGGTCATAAGTAGGTCAATGGCACGTTTAAGCGCAGGTAAATATTTACGTGATGTAGCAAATAACACATCATCCCCTTTGACTTTAAGGAAAAACCGATTATTCGGTATCCCCGCACAGTACTGGACATACTTCCAATATGACAACATTAATATAGAGTTGCCTAAAGTAGTCCATCCATCACCTGAAGCTCGGCCGTCGGCGTTATATTTCAATTTCCCGTGATCCACACTTATTTGTAATTTAAGAGAGCGTTTTAAAACAGAAGCTATTTCTGCTTTGTCAAACTCTGGTCCCAATTGTACATTACTAAGATCCAGAATAGACATTAGCAACAAATTCATAAGCTTATTTTGTCTCTCTTTCTGTGTGGTATCAAACGCTGAACCGTCTCCGTCACCGAAAATTACGTCAGGTATGTCAAAGGCCTTGTCCAAAGACTTACAAATGGCCATCCAATTATCCCTACCACAGTACTCATCTACATACTTGTGGAACAAACCCTCTATAGCATTGATGAAAGCATTGGCCACTATTTTCTTTTCATCAAGGGGTCCACAAATTTGTCTCTCCTTCACATCGTTCAGTATAGTATCCTTGAGCTCATGCGCAACTTCTGTGTACTGTAACTCAATCTTCGCAAAAGCCTCATACTGGACAGATATGTCGTCAGGTGTTCCAACTGTCCTATTAGAAGGATCCATGGCCTTACGCATCTTATCTCTATACTTTGCATCAAAATTATCTTTTTCCAACCACTTTTCAAATTCAACCAACACTTGTTCCTTCTGCATCCGGAGCAAGATATCGGGCATAAAGTAGGATTTAAACCACAATTCATACATATTCATAATATTCTCTTGGGGTTTAACAAAGTTAGAGCAGGATCTTATTGATGCTGCCAGCGCTGTCCTAGGACAGTGGTGTTTTACTGTAGGTGTACTAAATCCTGAGTAGGTTAATAAAGGGAATATGGCACGCGCCCCCACATGGTCTATCTTATTGCACACTACGCGATCGAGATCGGCATACGGACCCTTACCTTTGAAGTTCGGTTCATTAACTTGAACTGCTCTCCAATCCAACCTGCTAGCATCAGTGACGCAGGTAGATCGAAGGAAAAAGGAGTCATCGCTTGGTCCGTATCGAGTAGTGGCACTGTCCTAAATGCCTCCAAGGCGGGCATGTTTAGAAGCTAAAGCCAATCGTTCTGCTTCACAATTTTTAATGTGATAAGCAATCGCTGCAGCTTCATAACAGCAATACTTGGCGGAAGGGAATTCTGATTGATAATTAGATGCCATCAAGCCAACCTGCTTGAGGTCCTTCTTCTCACCAAGCCTCAAATACATTGCATGCACAATATTTGAGGGAGCACAATAGTTCAATCGTTTGGTTTCTATACCAAAAACATTCTTAACAGCTATTTGCATGTTAATAAAAGACAGCTTTTTGTCTGCAAATTTATCAATCTGAGATTGAGTTTCAAAAAGCTTCACGTTTGTCCCTCCTGTATACTGTTTGTACAACTGATTCAACAGTATCCACTGACTAGTCACTTCTCGTTGTCGTTTAAAATAGTCATACGTGGTATCTCCAGTCTTAAGAACTTCTTTAGAAAATCGTTCCACAAAATCTAATTCTGTAGCTAAACCTTTAGATTTATTAGCAAATTCTATAAGACTGGGCAGGTAATGCATATCACTCTTCTTTACAAAGAAATCATCAAACAGAGGTATATCAGGTATTCCTTTGGTGTATCCAAAATTATCAAACAGCTCTTGATGTGAATATCCAGAAATACGAACTTCGATGTAATTAACATCTTTGTTCTTAAATCTATCAATTACTTCAAAAACTGAGTAGTAACACCGCGCATTTACATTAAATCTCACCTGCCAACAATTGTGTCCTCCAGTCTGGACAACATTGTGGTTAAACAAACCTCGATTTCCTTGGCAGTCAACTTTAACTCTTAAATATTCTGAGTTTTCTGGTTCATAGAAAGAATGTTTGGCTTCTCCATCACAAGTTTGTCCAAGCTCACCTTTTGTGAGGCGCGAAGCGTGATAGTCATAAAATATAGCAGTTCCTTCAATTTTGTGTCTGGCAGCAATGTAAGCCTGTTCTGACAATATTCCGTCATAATAGGCAGAGTCAACGGAGAGAGTCGCCTTCGCAGGATGTGTACCAGCGAATAAGCTATTGCAGCGATCGCATCTGTCTTGTGTTTTTCCAGCTTTACATCTGCAATAACTTCCATCTCTGAGCGTAACTCCTCGTTCCCTACCAAAACAGTCATCGTTCCAATCAACACGGGGAACAAGCATATGAGCTCTATCAGTGTAAAGCGTTCCGTCTGTGTTAACAGCTGCATTGGCACGCTTGACACCGGCACCGTATTCAACGATTGTTCCGGTTGGATATGTAAGACAGATAGCTTGGTGATATTTCCACTTTCTAATTTCAGCTCCTGTTCCGTGACTGTGTTGGCGTTGACCCATTCCGTAGTACCTTGTACGAACCTGTTCTTGAGGAACCTTTTCGAACTTATTTCTGGGTCTTGGCCCATTCTGCTCTCCAAAATAGTTTTTGAAATAGGTGTCGATGGCAATCTCTCCTTCAGGTCCCCATTGGTAATCGGGTTTAAAGAACTGTATTTCTCCTGCGGCGATAATAAGGGAGGGTACTCGACCTTGATTATTGTGCTGAGGGTTCTGGACAGGGGGGTTGGGGCGTTGGTTTGGGACATATACGTTAGGATTATTATTTGGTAACATAAAACTGGTCATGCTGCTCATGGTCATCCCCCCACCATCGAGGCGGCCGAAACCCCCCATTTGCCCCCCGATTGGACCATAGGGGCGCGGCCGGACGGGCGCAACCTCGGTACCTTTTCG